ATTACAGATGATGGTAAGGTTGATTTTTTTGGTCAAACTGCAGATGCTGTTACAAGTTTAGCAAGAGCATTTGACATACCTTTAGGCGGAAGAAAAGCAACAGATACTGCTACAGTTGAATATTTATTAGAATCTATTGCTGCACAAAAAGCACCACAAATTTTAGGCGAAGCAGGAAAAACTATTTCTGACGCAGATAGAGAAAGAGTGCAAAAAATTGTTGGTAACTTGAAATTATTTGGAAGTCCAGAGCGTGTTAAATTAGCAATGCAAGAGGTTTATGAGTTAATTGTTATTGAAGGTAAATTAGATGTTCAACAAGGTTTAACTAAGTTAAATAGATATGCAAACAAAGCCGCTCCTAAATTTGGTGTTGCATATAACGTGACTGCTGGTGATGATGGTATTTTTGATGTAACGACAGAACCTGCTGGTCAAAGTGGGACATAATGGCAGTTATAAAAGTCAGAGATAGTCAAGGAAAAGTTAGACAATTCCGTATAGCAGGCGACACACCTACTGCCGCCGAACAACAAAGAATTGGACAGGTGTTAAATCCCGCACCAAGAATAGGTCAAATTACACAATTAGAAGATTTAGCAACCAGAGATTCTGGCAAAGATACAGATACCTTTGATTATAAAACTG